GTCACGGGTCCGAGCCCGTCGCGCGTCGTTAGTGGCGGCATAAATCCCTTTCCCGCCCGCTTACAACGCGTTGAGGCCGATGAGTTCGAGTATTGGTCGTGTGGACCTACCTTGTGCATCGCCGTGCGTGCGCGTCGGGTGTATGTCAACGTGCCCAAGGCGTTTTTGTGTGAGTTGATGTTGTTTTGCGCCTACTTGGACCGGTCTGACGCTAGTTTTTTGAAATTGGTGAACGAGGCGCGTCGTAAGGTGAGCACTTATGTCGTCGACCACGCTCAGGCGGCGGGTGTCGTTGTCGTCGCTTGTCCAATGGCTTTCAACGCGACTATCGATCTTGAGATTTCGCAGTTGAAACGTGTGGCCGAAACTTATGGTAAGCGGCTCACCTTGAACCGCGACCTCGGTGGTAACCCCGGGCCCTGGTATCAACGTGGGGCTGATTATTTGGCGAAATACCCGTGGTTAGGTGCCGCCGGTGGTTTGTTGGCCGTTTACGGATACCGTCAGGTCAGTCGACGTCGTGTTCGTAGCGGCAATTGGTTGTTGGATTTCTTCGACCCTGTTAACTTGGGCTTGGTTGACGTCGTGTTGGGCCCAGTGCTCGAGGAGTCCGTTAAAGAGTCGTGTTCCATCCGTTGGGGCGGATCGACCGCTTTGTGGTCGACGATTTTTGGCTCGTGCGAATTTGCTTCGCGGGTCTGGTTGCAGGGCATGGACCCCGTCGATTGTTTGCCGCCCCTTATTATGCACACGACGATTGGTCCTTTGCCTTGGTACCAACGCGTATTGGCCCATTGTGCTTTCAATGGCATTGTGTCACTCAACAAGGCGCGCGAGTGGATTGTTTTCAATACTAAGCCGAGCGAGCTCGCCACCTACCCCCAGAAGCTTGCTTCGTTTTGGCCGTTGGTTTTGGTCGCCGGTGTGGCCCTCGGCGTTAGTTGGTTTTTTTGGCCACGACCGAAGCCGCCCCGTGCTGATCCCCTCCGTATCATTGATGATTTCAACAAATTTCAGCGCGCCGGTGTTGAAGACCATTATGTGGAGCCCGCACGTGACGTTTGGATTGTGTCGCGTACTTCTGAGCTCGACCAGAAACCCATTGATGTTAAGAGCCGCTTTCAGGCGTTGTTCACTGGCGCTCCAGGCAACCAGGACCGTAAGGTTAGCCGAGCGAGCGGTATTGTTTTTGGTGCGGCTATACCTAGTGTGGCGAGCAGCAATGCCACTAACGAGCTTTTGGCGCTTCAATATCGTGTCATGAAGCCTTTGGCTGTTGTCGACCATGCGAAGCATGACATGATGTTCACCTGGTGCCATCATTACTTCAATGTCCTGTTCCCTGGCGTTAAGACCCGTTTCAAGCCTTGGCCTTTTGAGACCTGGGTCAACAAGTATCCGCCACGCATTCAGGAGTTGTATCGCACCACCAAGCTGATACATGAGCAGCATGGCGCTGAGAACAAAACTTTTGAGCGTGAGATGTTCGTGAAAGTCGAACACACGCTCAATTGTGTTCGCGAGTTTTTTAAGGATTTGAAGCCTCGAGCCATCCAAGCCGCTAACCCGTTGTTGAACGTTTTGTTAGGGCCCTGGGTAGCCGCGTTTACTGAGGTGATTAAGGGCAGTTGGACGATAGAACATTTCCTGACTTATGCGCCCGGATTAAACGCGGAACAACTGGGCGCTTGGTTTACGGCCAGCATGCGCGCCAAGCTGGCAGCGTTTGAGGCCGACATTCGCACCTTTGACGCCTCGATGCGCCGTTATTTTATGATCGGCTTCATCGAGTTTTTGCGATCCCACTTCGACATGCCCGATATTGTTTATCGAACCTTGTTGAAGAATGTCGATTATATCGGCACGAGTAAGTGTGGGTTGCGTTATCGTGGCGAGGGTGGTGTGAAGAGCGGTGACCAGATGACTAGTGTATTCAACACGGTCATACAATTGCTGCTGTGGGCCTTCATTGTTTTCCTGGCGCTTGGTGGTGCGCCGGTCACCGTCGCCACGAATCCGGTTGAGATGACCAAGGTCACGCGTGTGCTGCATGAGCAAAAATTTGCACCCGAGTGGGAGCGTAAGGTGTTGTCCGACCGTGATGTACCGAGCGTTTATCGCGCTTATTGTCGTGTCCCCCCAGTCACTCATCTTTATGATTTGACTGTCGGGTTGGGGCGCGACGCTTATGTTTTGGCCAGCACCCACCCCGGAGCTGTCTTGCATATCCACGATCGCGATGAGAAGGCATTGACCACTGCTCATGAGTGGTTGCGGCAAGTGTTGCCTGACACTAAGATTGTCGTTGAGGAAAAACCACCTTTGGACTTTCCCGCCGACTCTGGCGTGTTTATCGACCCTTGGTGGGATTGCGAAGGTGAGGTGACACGTGAGTTTTGGTTGGCTCAGACCGGCATTTGTGCGATTGTTAAAACGCCTCTTAACTCAGCCAATCGTGCTGGCCTGGAATTGCCAATATGTCGTGGACACGAGCCTGTGTATAATATACTCATCAATGATGCGCGCGATGGTGGTTTTGGACGCCTGCGCGCCATTGGGGCTGGTGACGACAATTTGGCTTTTGGGCCGGCTCATTTGGTGAACACGCCCAAGTATGATGCTGAGTATTTGGCCATGGGTTATGAGATTGAGTACGTGATTTGGCGGTCTGACCAAATGGCATTTGCTAGTTTTTGTTCGGGTTTGTTTTGGCCGACCGTCGTTGGCGGTGACGACGTTGTCGTGTTTGCGCCTAAGATCGCCCGCGTGATGGCCAAGTTGGGATATCAACGCGATCCCAAAATGTCGGACCATGTTTACGCGCGTGGGACTGCCCTCGGCTTGATTCAGGATTGTGGTCACGTCCCCATATTGAATGAGTACCTTCGTGCTATTTTGCGCATTACAGCGGGTGTGAAAGCTAACGCCATATTCGATGAGCACAAATTTCACACCGTCGCACAGCGCCAGGTCACCGATGGCGGCTACCAAATGGTCTGCGACCGTTATGGTTACGGCCATGAGGAGATTAGCAAGATTTGTGCTCTGTTCGACCAGGTTCAACAGCTGCCCGTGATGGTCGATCACCCTTTGTTGACTCATCTCTTTCATGTCGACCTTGAGGTCGAGAAGTCGGGCGAGCCGAGCGGGCGACTTTGGGCGCCTCCGGCTGTGAAGAAGGACTTGCCGCCTCTTGACGCCTTGGCGTATCGGGCTAGTGTGCAGCGTTTGGCTGAGGAAGCTGCCGATGAGGAGGTGCCCGAGCCCTTTCCGTCGAAGCCGGAAGGGAAATCCGGCAAAAAGAATTGTCATATTTGTGACGCTCCTGATCACACTGCTCGCGATTGTCCTGAACAGGCTTGCAATTATTGCAAGGTCGCTGGCCATGTTGCTCGTGATTGTCCAAAGTTGGAGAAGAAGAAGAAACATATCGCTAAGAGCCGCAAATCTAAACGCGGTTAACCGGTCGGGGCAGCGGATCGTGCCCCGCCCCGAAAACTTCATTTTCTCTTTTATGTCAACAACCGTCAAAGTCGAAAACAAGAATGCCCGTGGTCGTGGTCGCCCGAAGAAGCGTGTACCTAAGAAGACGCCTCGCTCGAGCGGTCGCCCAGCACCCCCGCCTCGCCCGCGTCGCCAACGTAGGCGCGGCGTTACTGGACCAACCACCGCTAACTATCGAAATAACTTGTTTGCTGCCCCCGTGTCTTACGGGCGCACCACACAAAGCTCTCGAGCCAGCGATCGAACCCAGGTCGTCCCTGGACGTGAGTACCTTGGTGACGTCACCGGAAGTGGGACGTCCATAACTTCGACGACGTATTATTGGAACCCCGGCGATGCCGCCATCTTCCCATGGTTGAGTGGCATTGCCGCTAAATTCATGAATTGGCGGTTCCGTAAACTCAAGGTCATTTATCAAGGAACCAGTTCTACTACGGAGAAAGGAGACGTGATACTCGCCACTGTCCCCAATTTTGATGCTGCTCTGCTGACAACTAAGCAACACTTCCTTGATGAAGCCAATATGACCCGTGCGATACCTTGGTGCCCCAGTATCGTTCATGATGTGTTAGCTTCGCGTGCTTCACATTTTTTGAACTGGTACTGCGTGTCCAATCCTGACGGCACGCCAGCCTCTGGCACCGATTATGACAAATACGAGTTTGGGTTTACCCAGCTCGGTTGTTTTGGCAACAGCGGTTCCACCGTCGTGGGCGAGTTGTGGGTCGAATACGAGTGTGAGTTCGAGGGGCGTCGTGTCAATAGTATTGGCTTGACCCCTTTCGTTACCAGCACTGATTTGTACACCATGTACTTAATCGGTACTGGTACTTTCACCAGTTTGGCCCCCATTGGTAGTATTACCAACGCCCATGGCACTCGGTGGTACGACAACCCTGGAGGAATGCTCGAATGGTTTTTAGTGTATTCGAGTGGTTTTGCGTCCTTCCAGTGTCACAACCCCCACCCTTATGAGCCCAATGCCGACCCGCATTACTTCCTTGCCTATGCGGCTTGGGAGTATACCGGCACTGCCGTCAACGCCCCCGTTTGGACTGCGGATTTGCGTGCCATACAGGTCACCAATCCGTTTCAGCGTAAGGGGATTGAAACCTCACCCAAGAAATCCAGTTGTAGTATGTTGTTTTACATACCACCTGGTGCACTCGGTGACTCTGTTGTGTCTTTGCAGTATGCAATCACAACTGAGTCTGTCACCAATTGTCGCGTCTGTATTTTGGACGTCGGCCTCACTCTAACTGGTATTGCTAAGAAGCAGCAGGAGATCCATCACCAGTTGGATGAGAAGGGTGGCATTTTGCCCACGCAACGGGCGCCGCAGCTGGCTACTGCGCCGCCATCACCTATGAGGCCTTCCCTTGATTGGGAACAAGTCGTCAAACATGTTGTTGACGACGATGAGAAGATCACCCCCGGCGCGTCGGAGGGGTTCCTCTCCCGCTTCTTTTAATTGCAGTAACTGTCGAATAGAACTACTCTGCAGTTGAGAGTCACACCCGTATACAGTGCTACCGTAGTGTATTCTACCTTGTTTCGAGTGTGAAAACCATTTGTTGTGACGCGCGCTTGCGCACACGTCGATTCGTTCGTTGTCTTCGGACCGTGTGTAGCAACCCCTGAATTCCTTAGTAGTTCCTTAATCGGGGGGTCTTGGAGAG